CTTCATACTCTGCAATCGCATCCTGGGTCCTGAAATTAGCCCGCTTCAGCTCCCTCCAGCAGCTTCTCTCGTATCTTGATTTCGATATCCAGCTTCTCTAATGAATCACTCGTCTTAGCCTTCTCAATCGCTATCTCATCGGCTGCACGCTTCTTAAAGCCATCCAACCGCTTCTTCAACTGTTTACGTCTGCTATCATCTTCTTCTTTACGCAACTGAATCTGTTTGGNNTGAAGGTCCTCCACAATGGGTAAGACTTTTATCTCTTATCACATGACCGATCTCCTCACCCATCTCATCCCAGGAGCTTAAGGTTTCAGTAATGGATTCATCCACTCGACTGAGCGATTCTGTGCTTGTCCTGGCAAGCTCAACTTCACCACGACCTAGATGGAGCAGTCTCTCTCGCTCCAGCTTGTCTTTCTCCTGATAAAGCTTGATAAGAGACTGTACGTTTTCGACTGCTCTTTCAATCCCTTTCACATCTCTGAATTCACGTAGCAGGTCTTCGGGCAAAGCTCTCAAAGCACCTTCGAGAACCTGAACTTCTTCTCGCAACTGAGCAATTTTACCAGTTGCATCTGAAACACCAGAACCAGATTTGGTAACATCTTTCAGCAAATCAGCAGTCTGCTCCAGAAGCGATTTGAAAGCCTTCTCAGACAGGCCCGCATCCTTATTCAACTCGTTCAAGCTCTTAGAGACTTCGATAACGGCTCGTCTGAAGACTTCTGCCTGACCTGGGCTCAAGAAGAGACCAATTCGTCTCTGGAGGTCGCCAAGACTCTTTTCCTGGTCTGATAGATTTCCAAAGCCTTTGACCATCTCTTCCACTCCGTCAACTCCTATCGAGATGGCACCACGGATGAACTGCTGGAATCGACCCTGAGTTAAGGCGAGCTGATCATCCACTTCAGTCAACTTGCCTCTCAGAGCATCAAATTCCTGAACCTGCTTTGCAACATTTTCAGTCAGTTGGGTAGCAAAGACTTCAAAATCTCGGGTTCGGTAAGTCGGCCCGGGAGCATAGAAAGCCTCAGTGAGACTGGGAACCAGACTCCTCACTTCCTGTTCAACATCTCTGTATTGGTGAACAACCTCTAAAACCGATTGCCCTAACTCATCTATGGAGACAGAACCGCTTCGAGTAGCTTCATTGAACAAGTTCGTGATTCTTGTGGCCGCTTCCTGGATTCTGCTCATCTTCTCCGATTCGGCATTCAGCTCCTGTTCTCTCTGAACCAGTTCATCCAAATCCTTCAGATTTTCTCGAACGCTTATCCGGAGCTGAGCCATTGCTAGAGCTCTAAGCGATTTGGTCATCTTATCGGCTTCAACTCTGGCAGCTTCCAGCCCGTTAGCCAGGTCTTTCTCTAATGTGCCTGCCAGNGTGGGGAAAGCCTTACTGAGAATCCTAACAATCTCTTTCAGTCTCTCACTCGAATCAGAATATTCCTGGGTCGTCCTGTCCATTTCACCCAATTGCTGATTCAAGGTCTGACCTTCCTGAATCAGTGGAATGACGACATCTCGAACATCCTGAAGCGCCTGTCTCGTTTCCTCAAATTGAGCTGCTGATTCCTGAGCATGATAGGAAGCGTCACCAAACACACCAGAGAGAAACTGAAGTCCATCTGCAATTCCTCGAACGATATCCGAAACATGGAGGGTATCTTCCAGAAATCGGCCCAGGGAAACTCTGAACTCATTGGCTGCTGCTGTCAGCAGATTAAAGGGACGCTGAGAAGCATCAACTGAATCGCCCAGCTCGATCACTCGCTCATTGACCTTCCTGAGCACCGCTTCTCGAAACGCTTCCGCTTTCTGGTTTGCTGTCAGCTCATTGGTTGTGACGCCAAGCTGTTTGGCATAATCTCGATAAATGTCGTTCGCTCGAACGACAATTCCCAGCTCATCAAGCAGTCTTCGCTCNTGCTTATTGATCGCATCAGTCAATCGTTCGATAGATTCGGTTGCATCTCGACCTGTGACCGCTGCCAGGACTCTTGCACCACGTACAAGCTGATCGAAGTCCTTGATTGGCAGCCCAGCAACCATGCTCTTGGTCGCCTGCTGAAGCAGGTCGAATCGAGAAATAGCTCCCTGTGCTGCGGTATCAATGGTGCTCAGAGTGGTAGCAGCTACCTCTGTATTATCTGCAAGCAGGATGAATGCACGTTCAATATCTTCTATTCGAGCAGCATCTTTAGCAAGAGTAGTAACCCCTCTGGCAATCCCTGTAATCGCTTGAACTACTTCCTGAGCGATCCGTTTAATAGAGGTAAATGTACCAACAAGAATCAGGAACTGAGACATCTTCACCATGGTATCTGAGAACATCTTGCCCATAGTCATGGTACCTGTTCCCAACCTCAGCAAAGCATCCCTCAAACCACCTGCATTCTCAGCTGTTTTGTTGATGGAAGCTGAAGAAGCATGAAAACGGTTAGTCAGCCTGTCTATCTTGTTCCTGGTTTCAACACTTACGGAAGCAGAAAGGTCGTTCAGAGAGGAGGTCAACTTATTGATATCCTGAGTTGCACCTTTGCTCTGAGAAATTCGTCTGAGCTGAGTGACGAACCGATCCACTTCGCCTCTGGTATCACCCACTTCGCCTGCAAAGTTTTCGATTACATCAGTCAGCTTATCGACATTCAGCTTGCTCCTTGCTGAATCGGACAACTGGATCAGCTTGGCCCTGAATTGCTTGATGTGACCACCACCCTGATCCATCTGCACTAACAGCTCTTCAATGGATTTGCGAACATCTTCTGCTCCCGTGAAATCTGTTCCGCTAAGCAAATCCCTGAGTGCTGATTTCATGGACTTCATATTCTTGATGTTATCTCTTGCACCAATATCCCTGAGCGTTTCTGATAGCTCGATCAGCTTGCCCTGCCTGGCTGCTGTCTGTGAAAGAGATTGAATCTGAGCACGCAAATCTTTGAACCGCTCACTGCTCAGCAGCTCAGATTCTGCTAATTGGTCCAATCTGTGAGATAGTTGGGCTGTACCAGCAGCCGTATTGTCGATACCTGCTGTAACCTGTCTCAACTCAGCCGAAAGCTCTTTTGACTGAGAAACAAACTCATTGAAAGTGCGAACTGCTTGCTTACCCGCTTCTCTCAGATTGGCTGTACCAACACCCCTTCTGGAAGAGAACGCTTTCATCATTTCCTCTGAACTGAGTGCTGCAACTTTCTCTTCATCACTGAGCTGCTGAATCCTGGTAGTGAGAGTTTCTATCTTTCCAGAAACGCTTTTGACCGCTTGTTCACTGGGGAGGGCAAGATCCGCTCGAACCCTGACCTGTGCCATTTCGGTCATTTCCTTTTTGACCGCCTCTAACACGCTCTGCATATCTTCAAATCGCGGAGTCTCACCAAATGCTTCAACTGCTTTCGTGGCATCTTTCCACAAATCACCAAATTGCCCAACCTTGGGCATTTCATTGAGAATACTCTTTAGATCGTCACGAAACGTTTCCGCTGCTTCTATATCGATCCAAAACTTCTCGTGAATGGTGCCTTTCCTTTTCTCAATAGCCTTCAGGAGAGACCCCATATCACCAAGCGATTTATTAACCTTTCTGGTGAGCTCCTCATTGACGACCATGTGCCTGCCCCAGGATGTATGCACATCTGTAGACAGCACACCCAGGGTAGTCATATCCTCAATGATGCCCTGAACTCTGCCTCTCAATTGGCTGAGCTGCTCTTTGCTGAGCCTGGCATTTTGCTCCAGGTCGATAACTGATTTCACGGTAAAGCCATGTAGCCGCTCAAAGGCTTTTGTGAAATCAGCAGTCATCTTATCAACTTGCGAGATGACCCGCTTGGAACCAGAGAGGCGAGTATCAATATTAATCTGGAGCAGTCTGGGCGAGATCGGCATCGTCTCTCTCCGCCTGTTCTCTTATCGCTTTGATAATCCCAGGATTGGAAAGGTCCAGTGTCGGTTCTTCATCGATAGAACCTTTACCTTCAAGAGCATTCATCACATCAATCACTGTCACCAGTGGAGCTAACGGCATCTTGACGATTTCCTCTACGGACCACTTGCTCCACTGCATCAGGTAAGCGATCATTCGAGTAAGATAATTACCCGGCTTGTATTGCTCTGTCTTGTCGATCAGAACTTTCTTGCGCTCAGGAGCTTTCTCAAAAAAGGGGCTGGTGAACACCTCTGGTTGTAAGCATCTATGATTTGCTCACCTACGCCACCTTCCATAATATCGATATGTTCTATGATCCATTCCCTCAATACCTCGGGTGATTCTGGGTCTTGATTCAAAATATGGAACAGAATATCCGCCATCAGGTCATAGAGCTTGTTCGCCTTTTCAGCTAAAGCATCGAAAAACTCTTCTGAAAGCTCATCAGCTTCCACCTCCAGATAGGATATTTTCTGCAACTGTAAGATGAGACCATCGACTTTGACGATTTGAGCAATCGTCTTGCAGTCCACTTTCAGCGTTCTGCCATCGACTTTGAATTCAACAGGGATGTTAGCGATGATCTCATTGGCCTGCTGGCTGATCTCAGTATCTTTCAATACTTTCAGCTCTTCTATCTGATCGATGCCAGCAGCCTGGAGATCTTCCCCGGTTAGCTTCTTCTTCTCCCCTTGAGTCTCCTTCTCATCGAGAAATTCTACCATACCCCTCTCCTGCCTCCTCAAATCGGTACATTGTGACTGAATGGAACAATTTCATCTCCCTCTACTCCATAGAAACTTTCCCTGCTATAGAAAAAGCGCTTTTCCTCCATATCCTCTGTAAATGCCTTGTGTATCCTGGAATAATCGTCACTTGTGAGCAATGATTTCGACCCTTGCGGCTTCTCCTTGAACTTCGGGTGGAAGGCAACTACTTTCTGGGTGATAAATAGATGCTTCTTCTCCTCCCTTGCCCTCATGAAGTAATCATCCCAGAAGTATTTATAGGGGCCATATCGTTTCCTGAATCCCACCTTTCGGTAGACATCCATCTTCATCGCTACCATATAGGAATCACAGGAAACCGCTTCAGCCCATTCGTCATAAACGTTGGCAAATATCGGGTTTGGATGATAATCCCTGAGATAGGAGTAGGGCACTCCATTAAACCCGATGCCTCTTGCTCCACCTATGAGTCGCATCGGTCTTTCCAGACAGAGCGAATGGAGCGAGACTGCAGATGTGTAACTCGTGTGAGAGATGCAGTAATAGAGCCAAGACATGCTGTCCTGATAGATTTTAGCATCGAGATAGCCGAAATTCCCTGCCAACTTCGTGTCGCTATGCATCACCATAGCGTAGTCTGTCTCAACTTTCAAGAGACCATGTCTTACTGCTTCCAGCTCACCCAGATGAGGTCGTTTCAGCACAATGATCGATAGACTGCCTGACTGATAGAACTTGCACGCATAGTCGGGAGGATTGTTCGACCCGTCATCTATGACCAGTATTCTCCTGGGAAACGTTCTCCTCACCGTCGTATGAATGTCCTCAAATAGCTCCTTGAGAGAACCTTCATCATCATAATAGGGTATGACTACCTCATATCCTGCCCTGGCTGCCACCACGTACCCTCCTGCTGAGAAATTCCTCCCGGTCCAGATTGTACAGCTGCCTCATCATATCCCAATCGATCAGCTTCTCTTCATCTACAGCATATGCTCGCCGCTTCGATGCGGCTATCTGATTGCTGATTCGGGTGAGCAGATCAGAAGCGAACCTTTCAGGTGAACACACCCTGCGGATCCATTCTGAAGCCCTCTTTCCAATCTTCAATGCCTCTTCTCTATGCTCATAAGTCCAGATCATCTTCTGATAGCAATCTTCTGCATCAATGGCTCCCACCTTACCCTCGAAATAGACACCATCTTTGAAGACCAGCTGCGGTAAGACTTCATCTGTCCATATAGGCAAGCAGATTTTAGGCCGAATTCTGGTAAACTCCGTATGTGCTGAAAAATCACTCACGATGCAACACATCCCCGTAGCCATCGGCTCAGCAGCAAGATATCCAAATCCCTCTCCTGCACTAGGATTGACTGATACATGAACATCCTGGAAGCAACGTCTGTAGTATTCGTCCAGGGGTAAGACAGCCTGTATCAATCTCACCTGCGGATGAATCTGAGCATCTATGACCGGCAAATCTTTCTGATTGGGCGCTAATTTGATTAGCAATCGCGTATCTGAAGGCATTCTATCTCTTAAGAAGAGGTCAGCCACCTCGGGTATCATCTTCCTATCGTTGAGCGAAACTCCCTGCACGATATAGTTCCATGTATTCAGGTTCGGGTCTCGTTCGACATAGGGGAATTGAGTCAAATCAACTGGTAGGGTTAGCTTCTCGATGGGTGTCTTCACACCGCAGTCGAAGAAGACCTGCCTGTTCCAGTCACTCGGTACATAGCATTTGTCCCAGCAGTTGAAGCTACGAACCCAGTGGTGATAGATAGTCGTTGCTTCCCACATGGAAAATATCGCGTTAGGCGAAAGCTGGGGATGGAGATAGAAGAAAGGCTGTCCCAGAAAAAGCTCAAAGTCAGCCGATTCAGGTTCATCACTCATCACTTCAACACCAGCATCTAACAGCGCTTTGTGAGTCAGGTGGACAAACCTGCCCCAGCCTGTGTTCTTGCTGACTGAAGAACCTCTGAAATGAGTTTCAAACCAGAGGGTGGAGTAAAATATCTTCATCCCAAAAAAAACGGGACGCTCCTGATGAACGCCCGTTTCCATCCAAGGGTTTAGAAGTCATAACTCGGTTGAGTAATCGCCTCAGAAACTCTCAACTGCCCTGCCACATCACTGGAGTTGCCAAGGCAGTAGATCGTGATGGGAATCTGAGTCTTATCCGTTCTGGAATAAGTCATGCTCCCGGTGGCAAATACCTTGACCTTGTAGAATTCAAGGTACTGGGTCTCAGAATTCAGAGTGGCCGTATCAGATGCTGCTCCTGTAACGACCTGAGCACACCGGAAGGCTGAGTAGGGCTGATAGCCATCAAAACTTAGGATGCTACTAGCTGAAGTAGCATCTCCATCATAGCCCATACCGAGNGCTATGTTCCACAAATCCACCTGATCCATCGTTACGGTCACCTGATGAGACCAGGCCGTCAATACGACATCATAGGGGTTGTACAGCTGATCCGACATCAATGTGGTGGTTTCCACATTAGGTGCCCACTCAAGGCCGCCATCTGTCAAACCGATGCTTGCGAGTGTACTACCCATTCCTGAGTAATCGTTGGCAGCATCTCCTGCACCGATTTTTACCGCACCAGGGCCGACATGAGTTCGGTATTGCTTGACACTTACATCGCTAAGTGTAGGTACGCGAGCCATTGTTCCAATCTCCTATCCATTTAGTTGCCTGTTGCTATCTGCCAGGGCAGATAGTCATATTCCACCTGAAGCCTTATCCGACTTTCTACAGTCCGATTTTCTCCATCAGCCAGATCCTCATCAATTTCTTCAGGAATTCTCATCTCATCCCCTACAACCATCACTTCTCTTACCTTGAACGTCTCTGAATTGAATTCTGGTTGCGGGTCCAGGGTGATCGCCTGCTCTATCGAATCCATGAGCTGATACATCTCTTCAACTGTACCATTCCGGATGCAGGCATAGCAAGAAAATTGTAGCAGGCCAAAGTCTGCAAAATCTGGAGCATTTCTATCTCTGGTCGTTCCCTTACCATCATAAACCAGCATGCAAAATGTTCTGTATCGCCAGCTCACCTTACCAGGGGGCAGCACCCTGTTCTGAATCACCAGGTTAATATCAACGGGATAGCCGTTACTGACTAAAATCCCAGAGATTTTGCTGTAGAGATGGTCAAATATCAGCTTGCGATGGTTAATCAAGGAGCGACACCTCTGCTTCTGGCAGCCAACTCTGTGACTTCATTCATCATCTGCTCATATCGCTCTCCAGCATACCTGAAGACATCTGTTTCAGTATCTGCCCAAAAGCGTTTGGGCTTGAGAGTGACCTCTTCCTTACCCCAAAAGAGCACATCCTTCGGCTCAACAGCTCGAACCCTCGGTACTCTCGATTTTCGAGATTTGGCAGGCTTTCGCTCACCACGAGGTTGAGATTCTCGAAACCGGACCAGAGCAGGCATTCCGCCATAGGAGACCCAACCCGCATTTTGAAAGGTTCTCGCCCGAGAATAGGGTGTGGTAACAGGGGGATTGTGAACTGTCAGCAGTCTGGACCTCCTTGCTCGAATGAGACCACCTTCTTCTTGCTTCTTAGCGATCTTGTCCCACCGAGCACGCTGCGTTGGATGCTCCAGCCATAAATCCAACCTGTATTCACTCCCTGCTGCCACCTCACCACTGACCGTTTCTACATCATACTGAAACATCTCGCTCAGGTGACGGGATCGAATATGTGTTCCTGTGCTCTTGTTCACCTTATCAAGATAGGAATTCTCACCATACTGAGCGATATCATCAAGAGCATCTTGAATCAAGGCCTGCCAGGTAGACCACCATCTATCCAGGTCATGGCGTACGGTTTCAGGTGTGATAGAAACTTTAAACTCAAGCATTGAGAACCTTATTTCATATTGATCAACCTGTACTGATCCAGGGTCTCCCGAACATAGTTGGGAATGTTCGAGTAATCGAAGCTGTAGCTCGAATCGCCCCGGCTTTCTGAAAACTTACCACTGCGTCTCTCTTTCACTTCCTCATAACGCCAGAGCACAAAAGCGTTACATAATCCGATCAGGTCAGCAGGTATTCCCAGGAGGGGAAAATCTGAGTACTGAACCGTTGCACTCGTCTGGGTCGAGTCGATATCAAATCCTAATACCCTGGCACACTCTTCTTCTCGTGTGCCAGACCAGCTCAGCGAAAAGGCACTTCCTGCTGAAATGGCTAACCGCTGGCTGGCTTCAGAAAACGAGACGGTATAGTTGTAAGCACCAGCAGCATTCAGCCGGGTTTGAAACTCGGTTGCCAGACTGGAAGCGGTATAATCTCCCTGATTCAAATTGACTGTAAAGCTGGTCGTATCTTCTGTCAGGGTTAACTGGTCGCTATATCCTGTAAACACAGGAAACGAAGAGTAACCAGCAACATAGGTCACCTTGATGGACAGAATGTCTGGTGAGGCAGCCTTGTTGATAAACCGAATCTGACCATATTCTGACTCTTCCAGAACATAATAATCGGTTTCAACCAGAGAATCAGAACCGAATGCTCTGTTCGCATCCATATAAACACTGGAAATGGAAATGACAGGGATGTCATCCAGGAGCAGAACATCCGTTCCATCACCTGTATACTGATCAGTTACTGTATGATACTTGACCTTCGAGCGGTTCGTATACCTCAGGATGAACTGACTGGAATAATTGATCAGATTCTCCAGTAATGTCCTATCGTTCACAGAATAGATAGAAGACGGCTTTAGAGAATCTTCAAGATGATTCAGATCCGTCATCGCTTGAGGTATCAGCATGACCAGCCACCTGATAGTAGTTCTGACCAGATTCATTGATCCGGTCGAAAATCTCAGATGATACTCCCCTGTAAATCGGTATGTTGAGACGCGCTCGCTTGACGCCAAGAAATTCAGCTATCTCACTGAGTGTAGCCTTCCCACCCAACTGGAGAATCGCATCCTTGATTCTGTCCTGAACATCACCGCTTTCCTGAACCTCTTCTGATTCCTCCACTTCAGCTTCAGCTTCATCCAGAACAATTGCAAAATTATCGGGAAAGAGAGCAAGAAGCCTGTTCCCNTCNTCTGCATCGATCTCTTCCTCCTGACCATCATTGAAGAAATTGATGTTCAGGGAGTGATAAGAGGGCATTCCAGAAGTAGCGAGGAACCGAACCCTGATAGTATCAGGGCCCGGTTCGGTAGAAGGAGAAGGAGGAGGAGGCAATTCTTCAAGAGCTTCAAAGGCGTAAGGGAAGTCCTGTATCAGAAGCCGAGCGATATCAAGTTCGACATTCCTGGTATCACCATATTTCCCAAATGTCAGACCATCCACCCGGACATAAGGTTCTGAAAGATAAGGGTTCTTCTTAAATCTCACCTTCGCCATTTTCAGCTCCTCATTAGTTATCGCTGGTGATATTGTACATCTGAGCCGTGATCGGCTCTGTGGTAGTATCGTAAGCCGCCTCGAAATCCATTCTGGCAGAGACCACAAAGTAATCTCTGGCATAGCGAATATCCCGGTCGGTTTCGACGGTGACAGCACGCTTATCACCAATCACAAAAGCTCGCCGGTTATAGAGCTGAGTGATGGTCCTGTTCGTTGTAGTGCCATCATACACACCCGATGCATTCAGATCCGATCGCACCACTGAAGACATTATAACCGCAGCACCCAGCACCTGTTTCAGCTCACCACTTAGAACAGTTGCCTTAGTAGATGCCTTATCGGTTGTCAAAACCTCTGCCATGGTAAGCAGCTTGAGATAGCCTGGCATGCTGGTCGCAATCACCAGGTCTTCGGGAAGGCCATAGATGTTGTTGCCATTCCGCATCTTGTTCCAGGTAGCTCGCAGATTGGCAACACTCACGGTATCTGATGTATCAACCTTGGCAGTGGACAGAGTGAGCTTGCGCAAACCGTTCCACATCTTCCGGTGGTCATTCGATGCAGTGACATCACTATCCTGATGAGTACCAGCCGTATCGCCATTCACAATGCAATCATCAATCGCACGCGCCATCGCGACAGCCAGCTCGTCTCGGATGAAATCAGCTACAGCAACTGCACTATCTTCAGTGAATTCATCTTCGAGTTGCACCATGACACCAAACCGGACAGGATCCAGTGTCACCTTGCGAGTGCCGGGAGATGTCGAAGTGATCGGTGTGAATGTATCCGATGTGGAACCCGTCAGTCGGTACACCGAAGCAGCAGAGCCTGCTGCTGGTACATCGACAGAGCCAACGCCAGAAGGAATCGTGATTTTCCTGCTAAACGTACTAGCGATCCGATATTCGCCTTCCATCCGGGTGATGAACTGATTGGACAGAATGGTCGGTACGAACTCAGCACCAGAACCAGAGGTCGCACCATCCAGAGCTTTAGCAAGAGCCGTTTCACCCTTTGCAAAGCTCTGCCAGACAGCAAGCTGAGTGGGATGACGCTTCATGAGAGCACTTGCAATCACTACCTGGTCATTCCAACGTTGAACCTCATGTGCGAGCTCAGGGTCAGGATGCACTTCAGCAGGCGACCACACCATCTTCCGGATGCCATCAGGGATTCTATCCCAGTCTATTGAAGTACCAGGATCCATCACATACCTGGGAGAGCTTTCGTTCTCCAGATGCTCCTGAACCATCTTCTCAAGCTTTTCCTGGAGCGACTTTTCGAGAGCCAGCTCCCGCTTTCTCTCATCTGCAACCGAAGCGAGCTCTTTCAGCTCCTTCAGCAGTTGTTCCTTCGCACTCATTGAACTAACCCTCCAAATCGGTAAGAATCTTTGCAAACTTGGTGATCTCTTTCTGATCGAGTAGACCCTCTTTGTAAGCGTTTAGCACAGAAGAGGTAATTTCCGTCAGATCGACATCATCTTCCAGTACTTTTGGATACACTCCTGGGCTCATCAGACAGGAGCTTCCTGAGCGAATCGAGAACGCCATTCAGAGATTGCACGATGTCAGAGATCTGCTTCTGAGTCGCCTTGGACAGTTTTCGTCCCGCCTTCTCGACCTCATCGTCACTCTCTGGCTCCGATTCAGGCTCCTGTTCGGTCATCTCTTCGAGCTGCTTCTCGACATCTTCATCATCCTTATCGCCATCCGCTTGAGATTTCTCGGTCTTCTGTCCATAATCACCATAACCGCTGACAAGACCTTTGAGGTTGGCGATCACTAGCTTCAAGCGTTTCTCCTCTTTGCTGCCCTCTTTAGCATGTTTCAGAGCTTCATTGAGCGAGGAGACCGCCTCAACGACCTTTTCCTGAAGAGCTTTGGTTGGCATTTGGGATTCCTTTCGTTTGACTATCAACCATTCTTCCTCTATCGCAGGACGGTCTACAATAGACCACTCCACAATTTCCGTAGGTTCTAACAAATAGGTCTCATCCTNTTGGAAATTCGTCTTCTGAACCTCTTCTTCCACCATAATAATCAAACCTCACTTCTTAACAATATTACATTACACCATTTCAACCACTATGTCAACTGATGGTACAAATTTTTCGCTTTTTCGAGTTAATTTCTGTGATTCTGGGTCATTTTGAACCGAATCGAGATACTGAATGACCTCTTCCAGGAGCTCCTCCAGCTCAGCCAACGCTTTCAATACGCGATATGCTTTCCTGAAAATTCCCATTTTTCCTCCCTTAATGCTAAGCGGGTGGAGCATAAAAGCTGCCACTGATTCCTGTAATGCTATAAGTTGAGTCCCCATTCTCCAGTCTGATTCTGGCATAGGGAGGCAAAACCTGAAACAGGAACGTTTTCCTGGCTGTCGCACCTGCTTGCACGGGGATAGAACCGCTTGCCAGAGGGTCACTGGCATCATCAAAACTGGTACCATCCAGGCTTGTCAGCAGCTTAACCGTCAAATCACCCGTTGCTAATGCATTGAAGGTACAAGCAATCTGCACGACCAGTTCTGTTTCTCCTGCTGTATTCAGCTCAATCGTATCGCTCTCATCAGTACCAGAGGCTGCAAGAGTAGCAGACAAACCTGAGATACTGGACACGAAATCCGACTTGGGTACTGAATTCAAATCTCTCGGACTGAGTGCTTTATAGGCCATTTTATTCTAATTCCTTTCAGATTAACGCTTCATCTTACGACGGATGCCACGCCCACCTACTGAAAGACCTCTCAGCTCACCCGCTTTGATTTTCTTCCAGATTTCATTATCATGAATCTTGAGAGCACCAAGCCAGGTTCCTTCTCTCACAATGCTGGGAAACGGCCTGTGAACCCAGGATTCAACCACTTCAACCTGGTCTTTAGAAAGTGGCTCTTCGTGCATATAATAGGTGTGACGATGCTTGCTCAAATACGTGTGAGCCACCTCTTCAATTTTCTCAGGATCGGTTATGATATCGTTTTGAGCATCCTTCTTGAAAGGGATCAGAAGCGGTGCAATCACGATTCTCTTCTCCGGTATCACTTTAACAAACTCAACATCATACATCTTCTCGACACTGCCCTTCCAGTAGCCGAGCTTTTCCAATATCGGTAGAGTCGCATCATTCCAGAGAAGTTCAATCTTCTCCCGCTTCGCTTTCGCTTCTTCTTCCTCCCTATCATGTGTTGTGATATAAGGTGCCTGAGTCTTCCAGGGCCGAGAGCCCATCCAGAACTGGTCTTCAGGCGCTTTCCTGTAATCAGCTCTTGATGGAATGAGCTTCCAGTCCCATCGCCCATTGAGATCCTGATATTTCTTCTGGTCGAAGAAGAAGAAATATTCATGATAATCGCTCTTGGAAACACCATATACCAGGTCTCCACCCGCCTTGAAGAGAAATCTGCCGGCTGTTTCAACCGTTGCTCCCACCTCTCCAGGCTCTGCTTCATAGGTGAGCTTCCTGGGCGTGACAATGGTCAACCAGGCAAGCGGTTGAGAGAGCTTCTTCTCAGCTACCCACTGGTCTTTCTCTCGATTATCGAGCATTCTATCTCGAAGAGGAAACTTGAGCTTACCATCCAGGAACTGAAGCACAACTTTCGGCTGATCATTCGTCCAACCGATCAGATAGGACCCTTCAGGTGTTGTCATCCGAAGGTCGAGATGAACATTTCCCACATTAGCAAGCCGAGAAGGAGCCGGTTTTCCCTCCGGCGCTTGCAAATATTTCCTGATAGCAGCAGTCACATTACCACGCTCATCATCCGCTTTCTGAGCGGCTGATTTCAAGCCATCGAAATCAGTCACCTGAACCAATCCGTGCTCTTTCGTAAAGGAAGGAATTTCCTTCTCTTCCAGAGAGCGATATTCTTTCAGAAGCTTCGTTCTCTCAGATTCGGTATAGATGCCCCTGAGATGATATTGCATCACAAACCGGTCAGTTTTTCCCTCCGGCTGCTCTATCATATACCAGTCCCCAATGATGTCTTCTAACCTCTGTCGCGATTCTTCTCTGGTTGGCATCCCTAAACCTTAATTTGAGAAAACGGCCACTCTGATTTGCCCTGTATTCAATTGTCGAGAGCTTAAGGCTACAGTGTACCGTTTTCGCGATTATAATGCCGTGTAGGCACGTAAACGTTCGCCTAACGCGATTCTGTGATTAAGTCTCGGATCTCTTTCAGCGAGTCGGGCTCTTTCTGATCAGGTTTCAGCTCTCCGGTCTTCGGGAACATCCAGGAGAGATATTTGTGTCCCTCGAACTCAAATTGTGTGATCTGAACGGGTCTTACCGTAACGATCATACCCAGCTTCGGTTCGATCTCATAGTTCTTCGCATAAGTAGAGGCGAATTGCAGCTTTCCAGGCTCACTCCTGAACCCATCGGCCATCTCCCAGAGCAGATCATTCTCGATGCCTTGCCAGGCAGGTTTGCTAAGCTCAGGATTCCATTTCACATCGAGATCCGAATTCGTGAGCTTCTTCTTCGTGTAGAACGGAATTAGCGCACCGTTTTCACCCTTGATAGCTACCCTGAACTGATACGTCTCGGAATCCTTTGAAAGCTTCTGGTATCGCTTAATAGCATCATCCCCTGTAACAAGCTCCTTACCAGCATAAGCCCTCGCTTTTCTGTGAATCCCGATAATTCGGCCTGCTATCTCTTTGACCCTCTTAATTTTTGCCCAATCGGGCACCCTCTCTGCCTCAGAATCGTACTGCGATTTCGACCACTTCAGCATAGCACCCTCTGAACCCAGGTAATCAGAAGCCTTTTCGATAGCAGTATCAAATTCGCTCTGGTTCTTTACAACCCAGTAAATGGACGGCCTGATCGTCACGTTCTGATGCTCAAATTCCTTGAAAACCTCATGTACCGTTTCAATACGCTCAAGGTAAGGCCTGCTGTTGATAGGTTCGCTCAGGAAGAGCAGGTCATGGACATTCACGACCATCTCCTGAGTGATAGGCTTCTTCCCAACAACCAGCTCCATCATCTCCTCTCGCAATGCCGGCTTGCCATCTTCCAGNAAAACGACCTCCGTATCGATNANGAANTGCTCAGCAGATACGTTCCTGAGAGCCTCGACAACCGAAGGCAGAACGTCTGCCCGATTACGCTTCTTATCCTCAGTGAAGATAGCCACTTTATCCCTGTCCCGATGCATGACCAATCGGATGCCGTCATACTTGGGCTGAACCACTACGCCATCTTCAGCATAACCTCTCGCCCAGGTCTCCCAGAGCTGATCTTCTTCACCTACAAACCATTCTCCCTCATGATAACCAGACCGACTCTTGATCGGTGTGAACGGCTTCATCAACTGAACCGGCTTCACCTTCTTAAGCTTGTAGTAAGCATAGGACTCATCCACTTCCACAACATCCAGCTTCGGCTTGCGTCTGAGAACCAGGTCAAATAACGGAACATAGCTCCAGGTCGGTCCACTAGCCTGCATGATGAAATGCAGCTCATCCTGAAATTTCTCCGGCACCGCACGAGAAAGCTTCATGAGCAAAGCGCGTTTCGGCATCCTGATGAAATCTTCTAGCTCATCTGCTCGAATCACGATATCCAGGTCTTCCGATTCACGTTCACTCACCGAAGAGCCGGTCAGGCTCACAAAATCGGATACGACCACCAGATCTTCTACCTCTGAAACCGCTTCTAAAAGCTGGTCCCCCTTTTCACTCTTGATAATCGTATGCACCAAATTTTTATCATCCAGCTCGACTTCTTTTGGCTTCTCATAGATTTCCTGGTATCGAACCCGATACTGGACCTGATGATCCGCTCCTGAAATTCTCTCTGTGGGAATGATTTCAGCATAAGCGTATTTTCCATCCACCAGATAAATGGGAGCACCCAGAGACGCTCTCAGCGCTTCAGAATCGGGAAGTGTCAGAATTTCTGGCTTCTCAGAGACGATCTGTTCAATCGTCTTCCTATCCAGCGTTACCCCCGGTCGAGCTGCCAGNAATCCTGTGCCATCAAAGCTGGTATCGAACAGGGCCTTGCCAAATTTCTCCTCTTCTGCCCGCTCGCCCCTCAGAGAATGGACTCTAAGAATACCCAATTCAGCAGAACGAGTATCCAGCACATCGACCGCTTTGTGTCTCAAATCGCGACGCATCATCTCAGCCATTACGAAGAGATGAGAATTGACCAGATCCTCAAGATTGAAATTCTGATTTTCTCCCGGGCTCGAACCCAATACTCATGAAGCCGGCCATGAAGACGGGTCAGCTCTTCATTCGATAGAGATCCAATTTCTCCATGAGTGACCTGCTCCAGGATGTCCTGAAGAGAAACCGATTTCTCTATCTTCTTAACCTCTGGCAGAGGATAATTAGCGATCACCAGCTCGAAATCATCTCTATCCGTCCGGTCGCTTCTGTCATAAGTGTACTGAGAAAGCACCGTGCGTCTCATCTTTAAGCGTTTCGTATGATACTTCCTGGACAAAATCTCTCGTTTACGGAAAGNCTGTTGATGGTCAGCATCCATTTCGCTCGCTTCAACCCGTTCAGGAGAGCAAAAAAGGTATCAAAATCGAATTCGTTTCCACCTTCACAGTAGCGCTTTGCCTCTCCCCGATAAGGTGGGTCGAGAAAGAGGAAGACATTTTTCTTATCCACCCAGCCTTCCTTCAGCAGCTCGATTGCATCCTGATTTCGGATCTCAGTGTTCTGAAGCCTGAGAGAATAGAATTCCAGTTCAGCAAGAACACTCTTCATCTGCCGGTTGACCCTGCCAGGTCTGCAGTGACAGAAGGCCATCGCATCGGTACGATAAGAGCCAAACGAATTCTTTGCGATATAGAACGCCTTCTTGAAGCACGCTTCATCCGTCTTCGGCTCGAAATTCCACCATCTTCCCAGCTCCTTAGCGGAACAGACCCATCGTTCCTTTCTGATACGGTCAAAATCTTTCACATCTGCATTCTTAACAAAGCGATAAGCTCCTGCGAGCACAGGGTCGATTTCAGAGATAACAACCTTCTTCTCGTTTGGCTCCTTGGCCCAGAGCACAGCACCACTACCAAACATCGGGTCAACAAAGACCTCATGCTCTGGAAACAGCTGCACCAAATTTGCTGCGATTCTCGCTTTGCCCAGCATATGAGGGATGAGCACTTTAGAAGTCGCCATGATATTCGTCCGCTAAGAATTGATAGATGCTCTTCCTCAAGAGACCGATGATTTCGGTCTTCTCCTCGAAACCAAAAGAGCCATCGTTGTCATTGATTCTATCTGAAACCTCATCCACGAACTGATCGACATAGCGTTCGAGATGAGATACATTCGACTCAACTTCTGAAAGCTCGTCTTTGGGCATTCTGCCAACTGAACCTCTCGCTAACCCCCACGAGGGCGGCGCCTGATCGCCCCACTCGACCTTATCAGGAATAGCAAGTCTCTCCCTCACTTCATTGGGAGTGATAGAGCCCATCATCCATAAGCGATAGTAGGCAAGCGATTCATCCAGGAAAGAATCCCTCAGCCCAGAAATCTGCCTGGAATCGAATTCAAATTGCAAATCCTTCTCTTCAGCATCAGGATAGAACTTGAATAGAAAATCCTTGGTCACTGTCTGCTCGAAATTGGTCAGCCTGGGAAGCAACTCTTCCCAGAACATCCGCTTCGCCTCTTTCAATACGCTGGCACTTTTGCTCTGAAGCAGAGCAACCAGATGATAACAACCGAGAGCAGAAAGTACCTCCTCTCGTGTGAGACGCTTGTTCTCAAAATAGTCTTTGTCCGCAGGAGCACTGCGATCGGTATCAGCAGGCTCGATACCACCTTCTAACAGCAGAATATCATGAAAATTTCGATAGCCCTGATGAAACCGCTTCACCTTAGCGATAAATCGCTCATAAGCGACATCAGAGAGCACTTTATCCGTCCTGTAAGTCTGAGATGGATAAACCGCTCTCTCAAACCAATCTCTGGCAAAGGTGGAGAGGTAGAGGTCCACAATGGCAGATGCCTGAGTGGCCATGAGTGGACCAAACCCTTGAACCTCAGACAGAGGATTGAATTCAAAGAAGTGAACCACATATTTTCCTGGCCATGTCTGCTCATTGATCGTATCGAGAAAGCTGATATTAGAGCCTTCTGTCTTGATTTTCACCCTGTCCGGTCTGGGCACATGAATCCGGTAAGGAAGACCGTGCTTCGTCTCGATGAACCAGTAAGCATCACCAAGGATCATCAGGAAGGAAAGAGACCGATGCAAGAGCTGATAATTCGTGTAAACGGGATTGGGATTATCAAGCAGCTTGTTTGCAGGATGAATCGGATAGGGAATTCGTTGCTTTGGTGAACCTCTCGTGATCCGGTGAGGAACGGATGCCGCAGCACTAGCAACCGTATGCACCCCTCGAAACGCCCAGATGAGAGACTGGTAGAGGCTCAGATAATCCTGCTGGGTCGATTTGGAAACCGGCCTCTCCGGCTCAGGGTCTTCGATCACATAATCCGGCTCAGTAGATTGCAGACTCACAAACCCAGCTCGCTTCGCTACCTGCTGAGCATATTTGCTTCTCAACATTAGAGACAGAAATCTTTCAACCATGATGCCCCCTGCCATTCAGCATCTTCAGGTAATAATTCATATCCTCCCAGACCATGACAATATCGTGATAAGGAAGGGGTAACGATTCTGTCGGCTCGGGCAAACCCCCTCTAAATTGAAGCAGTCGCACAATCTCTTCATATCCTGGTGGCGGCTGAAACCCTCTGCTCTCGCTGATCCGGTTGTAGAGAGCATAGTCCGATAGATCAAAACCGACTACCGCATCCTTCTCGCTCGATACGATTCTGGCTTGAGGCTCTCCCAGCTCGTAGAGTCCTCTAGCTGCCTCATTAGCGAATAGCCAGGCCATGAGACCATCCTGACTCACTGAAGCGGGATAATACTTCAGCTCTTTTAAGAAAGTGCAGAAAGAGCATGGGCAGGATTCGTCAAAGTGATCACTATTGAACCGCCAGAAACCGTTCTTCACTTCTACCGACAGGATGGAAAAGAGGGCATGCTTATTCGATTTGGTGGTATATCCCTGAATGGGCAGAGATTCGTCTGAGCAAGCACGAGCCAGCTCGACGAATTCCCTCTGGAGCGCATTCTCCTCGATATTAATGATCCTCGGCTTGAACTGCAACGCCTTCGCTTCGATCTGCTCTATTTTCTGCTCAGCACCCCAGGCCCCATACTCGATATCCTCCAGAACTTTCATGTGAGGAGATACCGCTATCGTAGCAATCACAGTACCTTTGCGAATTGAGGTAGACAGGTCCACTCCCATAAAGCGGGTGAATTCGCCTTCCAGCTCAATCTCCTCGACATGAGGCCCAAAATCGTCTGCGAATACTCTATCCTCTTTCGAGGTCACTCGACACCGTCTCTGCCGATTGTACTCAATAGGGTTGTGCCGCTTATCCTTTTCCAGAGATTCCTGAGAAAACTTTTCAGGCCAGCTCACCAGATGATAACCGTCCTTCAAATCTGCTCGATCGAACGAATAGCGTGCCGAACTATACTCCGACTTGCCCTCCAGATAGTGCATCAGGTCAGGTGGCGATTCTGACCAGGCTGTCCCAATGATAATCTCTTGAGAAGATTCATCCAGCCTGCTCCTCGCCGTCGAATCGTGCCAGCGGATGATTTTTGTTCTCTCTGTATCCGAATCGGTATTCTTCTGGTCGAGTACATCATCCAGAATCAATAAATCTAAACGCGAGCTCAAGAGCGGCCCTGCCACCCCTAACGCCTGTACAGACGGGTCCTTCGAGATATTCTTTCTGACCAGAATGATGGCATTATCCGACCATCTCTCATTCCGTTTAGGAATAGCAGGATGCGGCGATGGTCTGATATGAGGGAAAACCTCCTGATATTCAGGAGAAGAAGTGATATAGTGTTTGATAGAAGAGAGGAATTTGGATGCCTGAGAAACCGTATTGGAGACGACCGCCACCCTCAGAGAGGGATCCAATCCCAGCTTCCAGAGTGGATAAGCGACTGAAGAGAGAGTGCTCTTACCTGTATCACAGGGTGAAAAGAGGATAAGCCGCTGCCCTTTCTGAAAGAGATCACACCATTCGATATGAAAATCCTGCAGCTCGATAAACTCATTTGACTTTTCGTCCCGGACGACATATTCACAGAAAGCCCAGAAATGCTCAACCACCAGCGGTTTAATCTGCTCTCTCCACCAGAGCTTGAGAGCCGCTCTGGCACGAGGAGCATCTATAGCAGAGCTCTGGTCGATTTCCTTATAGGCTTTCAGGATGGGTCTCATCTTGGACAACCTGTCTAACCGCTTTCTGGAACAACTGTTCCGATTCACCCACCAGATTGAAGATAGCCGTTTGAGCAGTCGCAAGTCCTGGGCTTTCATCGAACTTCAATCCGATCAGAGAATTCACGATTTCAGCCCCTTTCTTGATAGACTCCATCAGTTCGGTAAGCGACTCAGGCTCTATCTGTTCGCCATAGCAGAGGATAAGATTGCCAAGCAGCTGAATCATCGACTGAGCCAGTTCAACCTTGTACTGAGCTACCGATTCGATAGCAACAGCCTGGACCAGCTCAGATTCCTTCTTGACCGCAGCACCCCAGTTATCCTCATAAGCCCAGCGAACGACATCCACTTTAGGAATATTCAGCTCTTGAGCCGTTTCAGCATAAGAGCGATTGAGCAGAAACAGCTCAAACGCCTTTCTTCTAGCCTGCTGAGCTGGCAGCTTGCTTTTTCGCTTTCCCTCGATGTTTGACACGTTCTGGTTTGCCTTTCTCAGCAAAGAGATTACCAGGCGTCAGCTCAATTGAAGCGATTGGTATACTCGTCTGTGGCGGAGCAAACGAAATTGTCCTATCAGGAAATTCAATCGTATCGAGCTGGAAAGAAGCGACTTCATTACCTNCTTCATCGAGAGCAGATACCGTAAGATAGGTCGTATCTTGATTCACATCGACCTTATAGAGGTCGTCTTCCAGCTTAGTCGAAATGACCTCAGCACGCCCAGGGGAAGCGATCGTTCGTGGCAGCTCTTCAGCCTTAGCCTTGACTTCCCTCGCCTGTTCAACCAGTTGTTGTTTCCTCTCTTCCTCTCTCAGAATCAATCTGGCTTTAGAGAGCAGGAAGCGTTTAAANGATTCCNGGTCAGACAGGAGAGCAGAAACCGCTGGCAGTCCAGCATATTGACCATGATAGGACAGCCCCGCTTCTGTCCTGATATCGAAATCCAAACTAGCGCTCAAGCTGTCTTCATCGACATCCACCCTGATATTCTCGATCTCAAATTTCATCTCTGAACCCCTTTCAGCCGGCCATTTCCCTAACTTTAATCTAACTTTCCGGGTTTGTCAAGCACGCAGACCGCTTTTTTTACCCCTCGTGCTCCCGCCTCTCCGCAGAACTACGCATTTTCCCTACGTAGTTCTACTGAGCTAGAAGGGTATTATTATATAGTATATATTATATAGACGTATTAGGTAATTACTTATTCTTTATAACAATAACTATATA